TCAGCGACTTTTTGGAATCGCAAAATTCTTCAGGTTTCCAGCCCAACCATCAAAGACCAATCACGCATTGAGTCTGCTTACAAGCGAAGTGACAGAAGGCAGTTCTGGATTCCATGCCATGCTTGCGGAGAATTTCAAACGTTAGCGTTTCGGCAAATCCGCTGGCCTGAGAATGAGCCAGAAAATGCAAAATATTACTGTGAACATTGCGATGAAGCCTGGACAGATGCTCATAGAATCAAGGCTTTGCGTTTTGGCAAGTGGCGAGCCGAAAGGGATGTCAAGGGAATCGCAGGTTTTCACCTGTCTGGTTTGTACTCGCCTTGGCAGACGATTGCAGAAGCAGCTCAGGAGTTTGTAATCGCAAAACAGTCCGCGCATACCTTGCAAGGATTCGTAAATACCTACTTAGCCGAATCTTGGGATATGACAAACAGCCAAGAAGAAATCCCTTATGAATATTTATTTGCTCGAAGGGAATCCAACTGGAGCGATGGCGAAAAAACCGCACCGAACGGGATTGGGATTATTACGGCAGGAGTAGACGTTCAGGATGATCGACTTTGTTATGAGATTGTAGGTTGGGGCAAAGGTGGCGCAAGTCCTGAGAACTGGTCTTTAGAATATGGCACAATTTACGGTGATCCCAGTAGCCGCGAACTCTGGGAAAGGCTAGATTCTGTCTTGGTTCAAGGCTATACTCTCGAAAACGGCAAAGAGTTGGCGATTTCAGCAGCATGTATTGATTCCGGCGGACATTACACGCAGTCCGTTTATGCGTTTTGCCGCTCAAGAGAGGGCCGCAGAGTGTTTGCGATCAAAGGCATGGGGCAGGAAGGCAGGCCGATTGTAGGCAAACCAAGCCGAAACAATATTGGCAAAGTGAGGCTTTACCCAATCGGGACATTTTCCGCAAAAGAGCAGATTTTTGCTCAACTCAGGATTGAAGAAAAAGGCGCTGGTTTTTGCCATTTTCCAATGTCGAGAGATAGAAGCTATTTTCTGGAACTTTTGAGCGAGAGATTGGCAACGAAGCACTCGAAGGGCTACGCAAAACGTGAATGGATCAAAACCAGAGACAGAAACGAGGCTTTAGACTGCCGAGTCTATGCTTTGTCTGCTTTGGCGATTCTGAATGTCAAAAACTTGGACAAGCTGACGAATAAAATCAACGAAATCGAAGAACCGCCACCTCCTGCACCGGAAGTGGACAGCCCACCAATGCGAAGAAACCGCCTTCGTATGCCTCGACGCTCTTGGATTCAAGGATTTTAAATGAGAAGACCACCAAGAATGCCGTATATCACACCAAAGGAACTGCAAGCCTTGCTGGACATCAGCAAAAGCACTGCCTACCGATACTGTGAGAGTGGACTAGTGCCGAGCTATCGGGTTGGAGGAAGGTGGCGAATTGAAAGCCGAAGTAATTATTTAGAATTTCGATAAAAAAGCGTGGCAAAAAAAGAAAAATTATTGACTCTCAAGCAGGCTCTTCAGTTTTTGTCTGATGAAGGCTTTGAGTTATCAGCAGAAGACTTGATTGACGTAGCGCTTGAAGAAAGCTGGTCTGTTCAAGGCGAATTATCAGAATCCGCTCCAAGAGTTGTCGACAATATTCTGAAAAAAAGAGAGATTCTGATTGAATTAAAAATAATCACAAGGCATACGCCTCTCAATGAATTAGACGATATTTTTAAGGAGTGCGATCATCTTTTTAAGCCTCTTTTAGATTTTCCTAAAAATGAAAAATTGATTATTAACTACAGAATGCTAAAGAAATTTAAGGATTTTAAGCAAATAGCTACAGGAAGCAACCCCCTCCGCTTTTCTCTTCGAGAATGGCTTGAATTTAAAGAAAACAACCTAAAAGAATTGGCGAACACCTTACACAACGAAAATCAATCTTTTTAATTTTGCCAATTTTCCCAAAATTCCCAAAATTCCCAAAATTCCCCACAGCCTTTTGCTTTTGCGCTAAACCTAGCGCATGGCAATTGATCTATTTGACCGCAACAACTACCCCACAACTGAGCCGGAAACCTTAATCGCTGGCGCTTTCTGGACATGGAGGCGCGACGATCTAGCTACACCTTATCCGGTTGGTTCTTACTCTCTCCATTATCACGCTCGCGTTCATGGTGGCGGACAGGAAATCACTTTTTCCGCCACTGAAGCAGATTCCACCTATTTTATCGAAGTTCCCAGCGCTACTACTGCCGATTATCCATTAGGTCATTTGCATTGGCAGGCTTGGATTGTTCGCGCTTCTGATTCTGAGCAGATTTCTGTTTCAGAAGGCGTTTGGGACATCATTGGCGATTACGATTCCAACCAAAGTGATCCGCGTTCAACCGCTGATTTAATGGTTACTTATCTGGAGGCAACGCTCAAAGAGTTAGCCCAAAAGCATGCGAGCCAATACGCCATCGCAGATCGAAACATGATTTATGCGGATATGGTGAAAACTCGCCAGGAACTGAACTATTGGAAGTCTGAGCTGCGAAAAGAAATCAAGGCAACGCGAAGAAAAGCAGGTAAGCCAACGGGTGACGTAATCGCCACTAGATTTGGAGGACTTGGCTAATGTGGCCCTTTAAAAACGAGCCTCCCGATTTAATCGGCAGAGAATCCAAGCCTCAAAGCAAAGCCGAAACCCCAAAGCGCAAACGCTCTTATTTAGGGAATCAAGTCTCTTCTCTGCTTTCTGATTTTCTTTCTCCTGCCACTTCTGCGGATACAGAAATCCGTGGCGCAATCCGCAGACTTCGAGACAGAAGTCGTCAGTTATCAAGAAATAATCCTTACGCTAAAAGAGCGTTGCAGGTTTACCGCACGATGATTGTTGGGCATGAGGGATTAACCTTTCAAAGCCGCGCCAGAAATCTTCCATTAGTCAACGGAAGGCCAGATCCGAACACTGCTCAAGGGCCATTAGACCAAGTTGGCAACGCCAGAATCGAAAGAGCCTGGAAAGAGTGGAGTCAACTAGGGAATTGCGAGGTTAGCGGCAAGCTCAGTTGGATTGACGTTCAACAGCTAGTGATTGAGAGCGTTCAGCGAGACGGTGAAGTTTTAGTCAAACTAGTCAGAGACAAATCTTTGCCTTTCGGCTTTGGCCTTCAGATTCTTGAAGGTGACTATCTTGACGAGCAATACGACACCACGCTTTCAAACGGCAACCGAATCATCATGGGGGTGGAACTTAACCGTTTTCATAGACCCGTTGCCTATCACCTTTTCGAAGGCCCAGACCATCCGCTGAATTACGGCACAGTTGGAAGCTACCACCACGGCATGAGGCGTGTTCGGATTCCGGCTGAAGAACTTTTGCACATTTACTTACCGGAAAGAAGTCAGCAAACGAGAGGCGTTCCAGCTTTCGCTTCTGTCATGGAATCCATGCACCAACTGCAAGGATACCTGCAAGCCGAGGTAGTCGCTGCAAGATTGGGCGCAGCCAAAATGGGCTTTCTTCAATCGCCAGAAGGTGACGGTTTTGATGGAGAAGACACGCTCGACGATTATCAGCCCGTGATGGACGCAAGTCCTGGCTCAATTCAACAACTTCCGGCTGGAATGTCTTTTTCAGCTTGGGACCCCACTCATCCGACAACCGCATTTCCTGATTTCCATTCTGCCGTTTTACGTTCGATTGCTTCCGGCTTGGGCATTAGCTATGCCGAACTTTCCAACGATTTGACAGGCGTCAATTATTCGAGCATTCGACAAGGCGCAATCTCAGAGCGTGATCATTACCGGATGTTGCAGAAATTTTTGATTACTCATTTGGCAAAGCCGATCTATCGCGAGTGGCACAAAGTTCAAGTGCTACGAGGGACATTCGATTGGTCAATGGAAAAGGCAGAATCGAAATTTATTCCAAGTGCTGAATTCAGAGGAAGAGGTTTCGCTTGGGTTGATCCTGCTAAAGAAATTAGCGCAGCCACGGCAGCGGTTCAATCCGGCTTTATGAGCCTCTCAGATGTCCAACTTCAGTATGGGCGAGATCCTGAAGAAGTGTTTAGCCAGATCCAGCAAGACGTAGCAATGGCAGAACGTTATGGAATCGAAGTGGGACACTTTAAACCATTAGGGCCGAAGCAACCGTTCTTCCTAGATTTGACACAAGCTGAAATTGCTGAAAACGAGCAAGAGGCAGCGGATGAGTGAGGGACACAAGCCCACACAAGGCATGGTGGAAGAAGCCAAAAAGGGCTTGGCATGGCGGAAAGAATTTGGGCGAGGCGGAACACTGATTGGAGTTGCGAGAGCGAGAGACATTGTCAACGAAAAGAATCTCTCACTAGATACCGTCAAAAGAATGAAAAGTTTTTTCGCTCGCCATGAGGTTGATAAAAAAGCCGAAGGTTATAGACCAGGAGAGAAAGGCTATCCAAGCAACGGACGGATTGCAAACGCTCTTTGGGGTGGTGATGCTGGAAAAACTTGGGCAAACAAAATCGTTGAGCAAGCAAACAAAGAAAAGGAACGTATGGAAGTAAAAGAATTAGCGACTCGACATGTCTTGGAAGTCGAAGAAACAGAAAACGAGTATATCGTCGCCTTTGCGAAGGCCAAAGCCGAAGAAGTCGCAGAAGAGCCAGAAACAGAAATGGCAGAAGAAGAGAGAAAAG